CACGTTGCATCCGATAGCACATTCCAAGACTATCGTTGATATAGAACAAGACGATATCGGCATTTGATGAATCGACGAAATCATCTAGTGCTGCGCGTGGTGTTCTACCTGTTCCGAAGTTGGTCAGTGTGAAGGCAGCAAGGAATGGATCATACCACCAAACCCAAACCTCAGATTGTCCTGCTGGACCAGTAGCACGCTCCATGCAAATAAAGACGCGCGCTGCTTGATCGAATGCCGCGTCAATCTCAATCGGTGCAGGTCCTGCAAAGGAGAACAGCAAGACTTCAGGATCGAAGTCTGTTCTTGTATCGTTTAGACGTGCAGAGTAGATGTTGTTTCCAACTGCTCTAACTCTCCAAGGACGATCAACAGGTCCAGCTGATGAATCACCAGAATTGATCGGTCCAAGAGTGAAGCACGTCAGGTAATCGAGTGAGATGGAATCGGGACGACGTTCAATCGATACGCCATCGTCCAAAACCATTGTGCTGGTTTGGAAATCGCGCTTGAACTCTCGAATTCCAAGATTAGCTTCAGCTTCTGTCGCAGACTCGTCATCTGGATGGAAGCCTCCAGCGACAGGGAAGCTATCACTCATCTATTATCCCACCATCTCCCACCATCATAGTCAGAACGCAAGACCTCAACACCAGCAAACTTGTCGCGGCCTTCTTCTTTGTCTTGTGTTGGAATGGTAGAATTAATCAGCGCGATCTGATGATTCTTGATTTGATTCGCGCGAGCCAAATCACCCATGTCAATGAACGCTCTCCAGAGCCCACCGAATTGGATGATTTCATGCCAGACTTGTGGAACATCTGGATACTGGTTTGCGTCACTGACGTCATCCAGAGTAATCAGACGCTTCAGTGAAATCTTGTACGCGAAATCTGGCGTTGGCCAGAATCGAATGAAGCAGCTCTCACGAGTGTAGTGAGTAGGTTTTCCATAGAAGTCTACACCTTCAGTATAGTTGTTCTCATACTCGAAGGGTTCCATGTAATGGAGAGTCCTCGATGCCATCGAGTAACGATCGAAAATCGCCACAGTTTGGACAGCATCGAAAGGCTGAGGGACGTCGTAGTTACGTGTTCCGATAACGAGATTGAATGTGACCGTCTTCTCCTTTTCTTTGAAAGGAAACTTGTTATCCAACTCCCACAGAGCACGATTCAAGTAGAGATCAATCTCTACAGTTGTGAGATCTGGATCTTCAACGTCAGGAGTATCTCCGTAGATGCCGGTAGCCTTGCGAATACCGCGCCGCATCTGAGCAACACTGATCTTCGGCATTAGGCTACCTTTTCAGCAGTGACAGTGATATATTGCTCGTTACCACGAACACCAAACGAGAGCTGAACAATCTCAGTCTTCTCGCAATTGAGTATCAAACCGTTATGAACGAGGTTTGATGCAGCGTAGCCCTCAACGTGCATGAGCAAGGAACTATCCTTCAACCCTTGCACGTTGAGGCGCCAACGACCAGCATGGAGCCGGACAGCCGGACCATGCTTACACCGCCGAGGACTCGCACCGCTTAAAAGAGCGAGCATGAAATCACCTAGTAGTTGGAACGACCGCGAGGAGTTGCGAGATCGAAACGTCCAGCTTGCTGCTCGTACAGCACTTGAACCAGCTTGTTGGCTGTGCTGGTTCCTGCTGCGTTGTTGATCACGTCATCCGCCGTGACCGTGAATTCGGCCGTCAGATCGACAGGAGCTGCCCACGTCCTCACGTTCGGTGTGCCTTCCACCAACGTGAAGTCGATGACTTCTACTGCGATCAGACGATCACCCTTCTTGATGCCTGGCAAGGCAAGGTTCCCTGCCACAGCACCGATGACCGACTTTCTCTTGAGCTTCTCGAACATGATCCCGCCTTACGTCGGACTTGCGCCCGACCAGCCACGCCAGTCGACCACCCAAATCATGAAACGGGTGGACGCCTTGTACTTGGCCACGTCGGTATCGAAGTCCCACGTATCGTCGAACTCAACCGCACGGCGCGTGAGGAACCACGCATCGTTCAGCTGAGACGAGGTGAGGAAGTACGACTTCGGGTTCGTCTTGTAGTGCGACTGCACCATCTTCGGCTTGGGGAGCCGACGCCGAATCACGTTGTCCGTGTTGTCCGGAGTGAATGGCTCCAGCTGGCTGTTCCAGATCGCCAGCGCCGTGTTCATGTCGCCAGGAGCCGTTCCGTAGATCAGCGTGTCGGGAAAAGCGACGATCGGATCGCCGTTCTCGTCCTTCATCACTGACCACAGATCGAACAACGCGCTGATTCCTGCGACTGACAGCGCAACGTCAGCTGCCGGACGATTCGCGATCGTCAGGCTGCTGTTGAGAAGCGTGTGAGCCGTGTGAATCAGTGGCAGGTTGTCGATGGTCCTGAAGAAGTTGCCGGTGAATGCGTCATCCAGGAACGCTGCCGCACGATATTCCATCGTGAGGCGAGCCGCATTCGCCAACCACTTCGCCGACTGGTTTGCCTTGTTGTACTTGTCATCTTCCACTGCACGCCGCGTGATCATGAAACCTGCGGCGAACTCCTTGTCCACACCAACCACGATGGGACCAAGCTTCGGATCATCGTAGACGATCGGCTCACCATCTCCACGCTCGTAGAGACGATTCAGGCCGGTCATGATGGTGGCCCGCTGCTCTGGATCACTGGTGTTGCCAGTTTTCAGGAACTGCGGGTACTCTGGCTCCCACTGCTGGAACGAGTCGCGGAAATCACGCCGCAGACCCGGCCGAAACAGAGGAGCAAAATTGCCAGCGACTTGCATTTGCTTTGCTCTCCCAGGTTTAGTCGGTAAATGCGAGCGTGATTACGCCGCGGTCTGAACCGTCTTGAGGATCTTGCAGATGAAGAAATTGGCCTCAGGCATGATGTCGGTGATCTCGACAACCTTCGCCGTTGTCTCGGTGAAGTCGATCACCCAGTCGTTGCCGACCTTCGCCACACCATACTGCTCACCGATGTGTGTCTGGAGCGGAATGACTGGATCGGTACCGCCATTCACGCCTCGTGCGTAGTACTCGTCAGTGCTGTTCACTACGAGGACACTCACTTCCTGAACACGTCCCGTCACAACCGTCGTGACAGACGAGTTCGGAAGATCATATCCCATGCCGGTGCCTGCACCCTGCAGAGCGATACCATACACGGACGACGGGTCAGCCACAGACTCGATCACCTCACCATTTGCAGTGAGCTGAAGGAGTGCGCCGGCCTTGAAGACCTGTCCGGTCTGATATGCCACCGACTGTACGCGGGGGGCCGCATTGTTGCGACCTCTCGCGTAGTTGAAGCCACGGCCTGGCATTTCAGCTTCTCCTTACGTTGCTGGGGGAGTCTGAACGCGAGTTTGTTGGTCAACCTTCTCGAGAGCCGCTTCAACGTCAGCCTTGCTGAATCTCGTCTCAGTCCGAGACTCGACCAGTGTTGGAACGACGCCTTGCGAATCACGAGCGCTGTTGGTCTCGAACTCACGTTCTTCTTTCGATTTGGCTCGCTTGTCTCCAGGCTTGCCGTTGATCGCGATGAATTTCTCGAGTCGCACCTCGTCGATGAGTTCCTTCACTTCCTTCGGACAGGTCATGAAGATGACATCACCAACGATTGCTGCACCAGTTCCATCGCTGTGTATACCGCGACGTTGTGCGTACGTCTCGTCAATCTCGAACCCGAGAGTCTTGAGTCGATCGATCTCCAGGGGATCGTTCCTGGCCCACTCACCATGAAGATGAGGTGGCAACTTGACAAAGAGGCGATCGTGAACGATCCCTCTGTCGAACGCTTGTACGAGCATTGCTTTGCGCTTCGCACGTTGCTCCGGAGTCATTGGAACATACGGCTTGTCGCTTGCTACGAGCTCCACTTCCTGCTGTTGTCCTTGGTCGATCACCAGTCGAGAACGCTCCGGATCATCGATGTTCTGCGTCGGAGGCGCATTGCCAGAAACATCATCAGGTCCTGCTGTTCTCGCTGCGCCGGTGTTCTGATTCACAGCAGGAATCACGAAGTCAGGCTTGGGTGCTGTCATGGTTATCTACCTCCCGCAGGCTTCGTACCGAGATCGGTGTGTGCAACCTCTGATGCGGGAAGTTCCATCCAGTCCCAGTACTCTGCTTCCGTCTTGAATCCTTGCTCACGCATGATGCGACGCTGATTCTCGGTGAGCGCAGGACGCGCAGGCTTGTCACCACCCACACGAGGCGTAGGTGCTGCTGGTGCGCTCGGGCGAACGTGTGGGGGTAGCACAGTCGATGATGGTGCAGGTGAAGGTGCAGGAGCTGGTACGGGAGCTGGCGCAGGTGCTGGTGGTGCATCGTTGATGCCGAGCGTGACGAGGAGACCCATCGACTTGAGTCCAGTTGCATGGACGATAGCCGACTGCATGTTGATCTCACTCAGCTCAGCATTGCTGAGAATCTTCTCCACAGCCTGAACAACCTGTGGGTCCTTCAGAACTTCACTGAAACGAGGATCTGCCTTGAACTTCGCCAGCATGTTGGCGAATGGTGAACCATCGATGCGCAGACCACGAACGAACTCGTTCAGTGGAGCAATTGCCTCTTTCAACGCATCCTGTACGATGGTGCGAGTTGTCTCGACAGGATTGTTGTAGAAGTCTTGCTTCTGTCTTTCCGGATCGGGAGGTGCAGGTGGTGCAGCAGGAGGTTGACCGCCACGATTGTTCATCAACTCCTGAATCTGCCTGTTCTGCTCCCGAAGCGTCTGTTCGAGGATTCCAATGTAACGCTCTTTTGTTCCACCATCAGTAGGTGAAGGAGTCGGGCTCGGTGTCGGCGGGGTTGACTCCGATGTCGAGTCCGAGGACGCTAGGAATGCTTCCTCCTCCTCTGACAATACTACTCCTGACTGCTTCTTCGCTAGTAGTTCTTCCCTGTTCATTTTGAGGTGCTCGCGTCTCTGAGTAAAGTTGACGTACGATCTCATTCAGTGATCTGAGGCCACGCAGATACTGCACTCGTTCCCAAGCTACATCACGGTCCGAGCTGGCGTTGAGCTGGTCCTGTGCCGTTTCCTCCATTTTGAGCAGCAAGCGCAGCAAACAAGTCCATCCTCGGTGGCGGGACAGCTCCCGGAGGTCCGACATTTCCTCCGGACTGAGTTCCCCCAAGCGTTGCAAGTCCAGCATTGATCTTGTCCTCTAGTTCGCGTACGATCATACGATCCACGTTACGAATATCGTACGAATCGAAGATTTGACGCATAGCCTCTGTCGCAGCACCCATACCCTTGTAGAAGATGGTTTGGATGAGCTGCTTATCACCTAGCGGCATGGCTAGGTCGATGAGACCAGTGTAGTACGCTTGCAGCATTTGAGAAATCTGCTGCCAGTTTTGACGATCGAGGATCTTGTTCTGCTGTTGACCAGCTGCCTTGAGTTGGATCAAGATACCATCTCGAATCAACCCAACAGGCATGTCGAAGAATTGTTTTACTAATGCTCCATTTTCAGTCTCCGTGAAGTATTGAATACGACGTGGGCCGAACTGCTGGATATTCTCAGCCGTATCCATGATGATGTCGTTTGCGAATTCCTTGTGATTCGCATACACGAAATCGAACTTCTTGTTGCCTTCCTGGATACGTGCAAGATCAGATGTAGCTGTTCCTGGCGTGCCAACCTGTGGCATACCGAGGTTTGTTTCGTTGATGCCGGTTCTCTGTTGTGAGTAAATCAGCGTTGCCTGCTCATTCTGGTAAGATGATGGGTAGATTTCACCCAGCTGGAACGTGTCAACATGCGTCATGTCGTCCACGAACCACATCTTGCCTGGGAAGATCGGTTCTCTAGGGCCGTAACCAGAAAGCTTGCTGATCTTGATCATACGCATGTTCGCCAGCGTAGCGTTGTCCAAACGCTGACGATGTTGCGTTGTCACTTCACGTTGGAACTGCTCGTTCTGTTTGCAGATTCCAATTCCACGCCACCGATGTTCGACAGGCATATAAACGCCTGTACGATACGGACGACGGAGATCAGAATGCCAGTTGTATCTGATGCTCATGATGGTACGACTCGCCCGATGGAAATGTACGCAGATTTCCTTTGGACGATTCGAGCCATCTACATCAAACGCGCACCAGATTTCCTGCCAGTCGATTGTGTTCGGGAAGACTGGAGTGGTTTTCTCCAGATCCTGCTGATTCCTCTCGAACTTTTTGCCTTCAGTCAGTTGAGTGCCTTGATCTTGACCGGCATTCACCCATGCTTTCAGCTTCGACCAGCCAGAAGGATCGTTTTCTGCACCCTGATCAATGATTGTTCCAGGCCTGAAGAGGCCAGATTGTTCCAGCAACATCACTTCGTACGATGATGCTGTGTGTTCCTCGCCACACCACGGTGCCATCTGTGGATCTTTGGACGAGTAGGGCATCAGAAAGCGTGCATCGGCTACCGCATCGAACGTTGCACCCTCTCTAATCGTCACATCGAACTCTTCATCAACGCCGCCAACCGTTCTGACAGCCGTTTTCACGACTTTTTCGTAGCCTGTCTTGCCAATCATGGTCCCAAACTTCTCAGCTTCCAAGAAACAGTCGCCAAAAGTGCGACGAACACGCATTTCTTGGATCAGTTCGCGATCCATGAACCGCTCAACAGGCCGTGCAGCGTTATCCCAGTCGTTTGAGAGGGCATGCGCCGACACAAACTGAGGGATTCCAAACATCATCGTCATAGTACGTGCGTGTACAGCCTCTACAGCAATTGCTGAAAGAGGAATGACGATG